CCTGCTGGTCAAAGTTAATGGCGGAAGAGTAACCTGCTTGAGGCTCGAATATGAGCTTCGTGTTGCCACCTGCAGGTTTGTCAATCTTAACATCACCGCTTGCCGTGATGTCGCCATCCTTGTCGATCAGGAAAACGTCCCCACCACTTCCCGCACTCGTATTCACCTCAACCAAATTCCCGCTCTGGCTCGCATGTGCTGTCAACGTGAGGGGAACGTCTGTGGCTGCGGGAGCGACGGCGGTTAGGAGGCCCACGTCGAACTGACCGAGTGCTGACCCGTCGCTCGTCAGTTTTAACCGGCCTGCACTAACCGGACTCAGGCGTATGTCAGCGGCTCCGATTGTGTACGTGTCGGTCGAATCCCAACCGACATACGTGGAGTCATTGAAGGTCAACGAGGTGCCAGGCTTGATGTGCCACTGTCTGTATCCAGAACTCGCATTGCTCGACAACCAACAGTTTCCACCGTACGCTTCAAAATGGAGTGAATCCAAAATCGAGACAAACCCCGCGCCGTCATAACTCCCGTCGGTTACAACTTCAAACAGCCGCTGATTCGCCGCTGCACCTGCACGTCCGATATCGAAAACAGTACCACCAGATGTTGTCCCCTCGATTTGCAGTTTCGTTCCGTCCCAAGTAGGGCCGTCTGTCCGCTGTAAACCGTTCGCGTCAAGATAGATAATTCCCGTGGCAGTACCGCCACTTAACGTCAAACCCGCGAACGTCGGGGAGTCCAGCACGCCAAGGCCCATGATCGAGCGCGCACTCGCGGCGCTCAGGGCTTCAAGCCCGCCAGTGCCCGCCGTTTCCCGGCCCGCGATCGTGGACGTGGGGACGCGACGGACGGCTGAGTATGGGAGACTGAAATCTGGCATGTCGTTCGTCCTCGATTACCGCAGCAAGAGCCCTACACGGCCTGCAGAAGACACTTAACAGGTGCCGCATACCCGGTAACGACAACCTTGTACTTGCCGTTCGGAAACTGGCCGATAACACGAGGCGTACCAGCTGTCAGCGTGGCCATGACCTGCCACGAATCTGCATCCGCGTCATCCACCTTGCGCCACAGTACCAGCGTGGCCGCTGCCAGATCGCCAGACCCACCGACGTCCCATGCTGCAAATTCCGCGAGGCCGTTCCCGCTCATCCCCGAGAAGTCCTGTTCGGTCGTCGTCGAGTTAGCGACGATGCTTGTACGGTCCAGCGTACCGTCCGTTGGTTGCGCAACCGCATTGAAGTAGACCACCGTGTTCATTGCACAAACTCCATAAAAAAAACAGGACCACCCCCCACCATTGGGAGATTGGTCCTGTTTTCAGGTGCCAATCAGACGCCGATATTCTGCTGAAAGCCGCCCGAAGAATCAAGATGCAACACAATAGGCCCGCATATATCGGTCCAGAATGGCCGTTACGTCACTCTGACGGGCAAATGGGACGGCATCCGGGTCGTCCGGGTCGTATCCACCACTGTGATCCGGCGGCTCGTAGCCCTCTGGGTCGCCGTAGTTCGCCGCTGACGAACTGTTTTGCCGCGTGAGGTAATCAACAGACTCCCGCAAGATGTGGTCATCTGAGAGACGTGGAGCCCGCCCACCGTCCTTCACCTTCTGCCAGAGGGTGTCGGATGGATTATCCCCCCAGTCGAGATGTGGATTGTTCGACATCATTTCGTCAAGCATATCGTCGAACCCGGACACATTGGAGTAGTCGCCGGCCCCGGCCCTGTCGCGGGAATTCTCAATGTTTTCGGCCTTGCTCTTACTGACGAGCCCCTGCGCCTGCCGGACGATCGGAGCCCATTCCTTATGCTGGGCCATGTGCATCTCGTGCGTCTGCTGGGCAATCTGGTGCAGCTCTACCGGATCGACGCCGGCCGACGTTGCCGCCGCCTTGATACGGTCCTGATGCTGATCCTGCCGGCGGTTGTCAAATTTCCGCTCCTTGCTGCTCCATTTGGCCGAAGCCTCTCGAAACGCCGTCTCGTCCACCACCCCGTCAGCGTCCCGGAAATCTTCCCGGTTCGGCTGGGCCAGCCCGGTCTCTCCGGCCGCTGCGGCCTTCGGCAGCTTGTTAAACTCAGCCTTTGCAGCATTACGGGCGTCCCGGTCGGCCAGTTCCCGCTTCAGCTGTTCAGACCGATCCTGTGGGGCCTGCTCTGGGGCCGCTGTAATCTCGGAAGGATCGTGGAGCTTTTCGGTGCCGTCCTGGTACCGAACCCGCGTCTTTCCGTACGCATTCCCCACCACTTCGGCCGGTTGACCACCAACAGATACGGCTTTCCCCGTGTAATTACTGGCCTGCCGCTTCTGCTCGTCCTCGTACATCCTGGTACCTGGCGTGGCTTTCTGCTGCTCGCCATGCGCCCGCATCGCCCGTGCCTTGGCCTGTTTGGCCATGAAATCATTGTGCGACGTCTGCGGATCCACTTCCTGGCTCTGTGAGGCCATCATGCCAGCAGGACCGCCCAGGTCCAGAGCTGTGCCGGCATACGGATTCTGAGCCTCTGCTGGCTTCTCACCGTTCACACGCACGCCCAGCGGCTCCATTTCGACCGCTTTCTTGTGCTCGATCGCTGCGGCCTGCGCGGCCTTCTGCTGCTGGATGTGGTGCACCTGCTCCGGGCTCAGCTGTGGTGGTGGTGCCTGATCGGTCGGAGACCCGGCCCCTTCCTGGCCCTTCTTGACGAACTTACCGCCGTCGCTCTGGCCTTCCTTGCCACGGGGATGCAATTCCTCGAATCCTTTATTCGATGGCCCCTCAGCCGCAGCTGGTGGCGCACCCGGTGCCTGCCCGGCCCGCTTGGCCGCTATGCTCGCCTCAGTGATCAATGGTATCTCCTGCCGCTCCTCTCGTGGCGGTGCTTCGGCATTAACCACTCGGCCAGCCGGCAACGGCTCGTCTCGCGGAACCGCCCCCCGCGTCCCGCCGCTAAGGCCTTGCCCTGCATCCGGCCGAATACCACGACTGGCCGCATTGGCATCGCTTTGCTGTTGCAACGCATCGGCCTGTTGAGCCATGTGGGCCGCCTTCCCCTTTAACGCTGGCCCGGCCGGCTGAGCCGGTGCCGGCTTCTGCGGGGCATTCTTTTGAGCGTGATCGGCCGCCCGTTTATGCACCATATCCTTGATTCGGTCGTGCAGATTGTACCCGCTGCCGCCAGCTGCATCGGCACCCATCCGCTTCTGCTGCAACCGATCTCCGATCGAACCCGGCCGGTACTGCGCAGGTGCTCGCCCGCCTGCACTACCTTCCCCCCATGCGCCACCTTCCCGGCGACTGATAGGCACTCCGGCTGCTGTCGCGCCTAGCCCCGGCGATGACCCGGCCCGATAGCCCCCAGACGAAGGTGCTGGAGCCGGTGCCGCTGGAGCTGGAGCCGGAGCCGACTGAGTAGCCGCTGGCCCGCCCTCAAAGTCGAGCTGCTTCTGCGGATCCGGTGCAGGTGCGTCAGGATGACCATCAGGAGCCGGCCCCTTCCATTCCGCTGCAGGTGGTTCGTAATATCCGCCACCAGCCTGCTGCTGCTGCTGCGGAGCTTGCCCCTGCTGCGGACTTGTCTGTCCCTTCAGTTCTGCCCGCGCCGAGCGCCGTGCGTGTTCCTGCAGCATCCTGTGCCCCTGTCCAGCATCCAGACCGTGCCGTTTTTCAAGGGCGGTATGCTGAGGTGACTGCTGGCCGGCGTTCCGGCCCTGCCATGCACCGAATGCCGCCTTGGCCATCCGGTTGAACGCCCGCGCTTTCCCGAACGGACTCACCGCCAGGTCAGCCGCACCATGTACCGCCAGCTGCCCGAGTGTTCGCTGTGCGTACTGATCGACCGCCGCCGACAGTGATGGCTCCGGGACGTACACCCACCACTCATCGCGGAAGTATTGATCGATGAACGCAGTGATATCGGCCCGTTGGTATGAATCCCCGTCTCTGAGTGCCCGAATTCTCTCGTATCGTTCCTTGCGTTCCACCTTGCCGTGTTCCCCTTCCCATTTCTTGCCGAATTCCGAATAGATTGCTTCCAGGTGCGGCCGTGCTTTTTCCAGTTCAGCATCAGACGGCCACCAGCTGTGCCCCGACTTATTCAGCCCCACGAGATACGTATTGTCACGACCCTCTTTGTGCAGGTTTGATTGCACCAAACGCTCAGAATAACGAGCAAACATCTCAACGTCGCTCGTCCAGTATTCGTATTCTTTCTGTCGCACTTTAGCGCTGAACCCCTCGTACCGTTCCCGCACAGACTCCCCTATGCGCTGCTTCGCGGCCGCCCAAGCCGTCTGCAGTTTCTTGTGGTTGTCATTCCGCTGCGAGCTGGCGGCCGTCCCCATCCGCTCACCAGAGTTGAAGTCGAGAAAATGAGCCCACTCGTGGGCCAGTGACCCCGACCCGTTCTTTCTTGTCATGTTGATGACATTCCCGGCCGACTCAAAATGCGCTTTCGCGCCCGCTCGACCACGAGCCCCAAACGCCAGCCCGAGTTTTCCCTTCATCCCGATAGCTTCATCCGGTACACCCAATGCGTCCGCGAGGTCTACAAACGCCTCTGCGGACTTCGCTGTGTGATGCACTCGCTCATCGTCCGTCATGGAGTTGCCATACTGCAGACCGCGAATCGTCAGGCCACCCATCAGCATCTTCTGCGTTTTCCCATGCGACGACGTATTGACCTTGCGGCCCCCCTTGCGATTACTGACCCCAGTAACATACGCCTCCGACGGGTTGAATTTCTCCGCGTTCTTGTTTCCTCCGGCGACCTTCTTGCCGAACACCGACGCCACGGTACTACCGCTAATAACGTCGATGGCCTTCTGTTGAACGTCATCCCCGCCGTCGAAGCGTCCGTGATGCTCCTGTGCCAGTTTTGCGAACTCCCGCATTTTGTGAATCGCAGTATTCGACTTGAACCGATAATTGTCTTGTGATGGATCGAGCGAGAACTTGTCTTTGTAGTTCTTTGCCGTCCGCGTCTGCTTGTGGATCTTTTTCAGCGCGTCGTATGTGGTTCGGACAGTCTGAGAATACCCGCCCTTGGTGAGCTTATTACGGTGCGAATCCGCGAACCTCGCAAATTCGTGCAACGCCTCTGACGGACCCATATCCCCGCCAGCTAATTCCTCAGCCTTCGCGTGCAACGCATCGAACATCTCGACATATTGTTTGCGCGTGCTCGCCCTGAACTCATCGGCATTCATGCCGTCCAGGGACGTTCCTTTCGCTTCATTGCTCTTGGTGCCGTACGGCCTCTGCGGAATCGTATTCATCGCAAAGTGCATAGCCAGCGCTGTCATCGGATTCTTCTCAGCGTGCACTGCGAAATTGTTCGGTTTCCGTTTTTGCAGGTTGCTTCTGGTTATCCCCTTCTCTGCGACGGCGGCCCCCATCGCTTCGAGGTCTTCAAGCGTACGCCATTCGTTTCGCACATGTCGTGCCGCCCCCGCCAGATCCGCACCGACATTATCAACGTCAGACTTTCGAGCCCAGGCATAGTCCTCATGTTTCTGGGCGTCGTAATAGTGCTGAGCAGCTTCGCGGTGCCCGTCGGTTTTCTTGACCGCATCTGACGATGGCGTGTCACTTGCGGCCGTCGCCTTTACTGCAGCTGTCGCCTCACCTCTGCCGACCCGATCGTTATGTTTCAGCTGGTCCTTAATTTCGGACGCTCGTTTTTTCGATTCGCCATATTCAGCCACCTGCTTTTCATATTCCTTCTGTCGCGACTCAGACGCTGGAGCCTGTTCTCGCCGCTCAGGGTCATACGCCCCCTTCGGTTCCTTCGGTTGCTTCGTCTTGCCTGCTTCAGCAGCGGCTGCACGCAGTTCATCATTCGTCATGTCAGACGTTGCCGCCGGCATTGGCCGTTGCTCTTTGTTCTTCTCTTCCTCACCGGCCCGATTCACAGCCTCCGCCATTCGGCCGTCATTTTTTCGTTCCAGTTTTCCACTCAGCTGGTCAGCCATTCGCTTCTGCATTTCCGGGCTGTACCCTTCGTCTATCGCTTCCTGAAGTGACGCTGCAGCCGCGCTGATGCCTTTATCCTCTTTGTGCCAGTCCGCTCGGTTCAGCAGGCCCTGGTGTGGCGACTTGCCGCCGGCCGCCTTCGTGGCTTTTTGCTGCTCCATTGGGACGCGATCGCTATCAGACCAGCCGCCCTCTGGCTCGTTTTTGTCGTTGATTTCATCGAGCTGCATACTTAGCGGCTTGTCCTTCTTACCGTCCACAAACTCGTCCATTTCCTGCCGCTGCTTCTGCTTGGCCATCGCCTTGGCGCGTGCTGGTGTTGGTTTCGGCTTGGCCGCTTCCTTGAGTTCCTTGTGGTAGTCGGATATCTCGCTGCGAGCTTCCCGGCCGTGCTGTTTCATTATGTCAACAGTGCCCTGCCCCGTCTGGGCCTTGATCTCGTTCCAGATATTTCCGCCCTTCGCGTGAGCATCACGCACCGCCTTTTTGTATCCCACCATCGCAGCTTCCCGCTGGCGGTCCTGCGCAATTTCCTGCGCGACGCTGGCCATGTGCGGCCGCGTCTTCTGCATGTGCTCAATCAACGCGTCGTGCTGATTGCCGGGAATTACATCCATTAACACGCCAAGATCGTCCTTGTTCAGATCCTGCATCTGCAGTGTCGAGTTGACCTGATCGGTGTAATCCTTGCCAGACGCTACGCTCGTGAATTTTGGCGTCTTACCCTCAGCCTTCTGCAGCTCGTCTTCGTGGTATTCGTACGTCTTGCCGTCGTCGAACTTCACAACGTGGTCAAGCAGATGGGAGTCCGACCGCCCCTGGATCGTCCCCGTCTGCCCGTGGCGGTCGTTGTTGTTATCTTTCGGCGTGTTGATCGTCACCCGGTCCCCGTCGCTGTGCTTGTACTTCCCGGCCACTTCCTTCGGCGCAGCTTTCCCCTTCTCTACGAAGTCGTCCATTTCCTTATTCTTGGCGGCCTTGGCCTCTTCTTTGTCCTTCCGTGCCGCGTTTTCCACATCCAGCTCGTGAGCCACTTCGTTGACTTCAGCGGACAGGTCCGGCCGGTGTTTCTGGATCCAGCTTTCCAGATGCCCGCGACGTTCATCCGGCGCACCATCCAGCACCCGGTGAACGTCCGTTTTTCTCAGCTTGGAAATGTCATCGGCGGCTATCTTGATATGGTTTTCCGCCCAGCTGTTATTTTCTGCAACACGTTCGCGCCCCTTGACCCCGGCGTCCTGCTCGGCCTGCTGTCGCTTCTTAGCGCCCGGCATCATGGCCTTAACGGATTCCGCATCGGTCATGCCCTTCGGTTTAGCTTCCCGTTCCGCTTTGGCCTCCAGCCGCATTTTCAGCTCACCGTGTAGCCCGTCGAGCATCTGCTGACTGTGGCCGCGTTCCTTCGCGTTCATGTAATGGCCGTAACTGGTCGCGATGTTCCGGTCATACGTCGGCCCGTACTCTGTGAATTTCTTGCCACGTTCGAGGGCATCGGCGTGAGGATCCTTCTTTCCAGCGGCCCGTGCCTGGCTTTCGGCCGTCTTTGAATTGTCGGAATCCACGGGATCGTCAAACAGCATTTCCTGCCCCGGCAGATCCTCCTTCTTGCCGGCGTCGAACAGAGCCGATTGCGTGGCCTTCTTTTCCGGGGCCTGGTTCGGCAGGTCCGGCTTCTGACTGTCCGGCACTTCCCACTTAGATTGCTTGCCTTCGAGCTTAAACGGTTTCGGCTCTGCAGGTGGCGCAGCTGCCGCCTGTCTTACGCTCTTTTTGCCGAATAGCGAATCGTCGGACACTTCCGACTCGTTCACCATACCCAATATCCCGCCAGCATCCTGCGGCCACTCCTGCGTCGGTGCCCATAGGCCATGTTCCCCTTGAGTGCTCACCCAGAATTTATTTCCGGTCACTCGCGTCACCTTGCCCATAACCTCCGAGCCATCATGCTTCGGAATTGAGACATATTGCCCCTTCAGCATCTTGCGGCCAGCAGGTTTACGACCCCGCTCTGTTGCCGTCGGCAGGTCTTTCGTGTCGTTCAGCAGCTTATTCCATTCTGACTTCCCGTGGGCCGTTTCCCCCACTCCAGGCACCGCAGAGTCTCCGACCATTCGCGATACCTTCACTTCCGCCTCTCGACGCTTGATTCCGCTTATCATAATCCCCTTACGCTCGTCCTGATCGACAGCACCGCGCAGGTGTTCGTGCTCCCGTCGCGGATGGCCCGCAAACTTCCTTTCCTCCTTCGGCTTGCCCAGCCCGGCACGGTTCGCGGCCTTCGTGGCGTCCACGTTGCCCGTCGCAAACATGCCTTCGCCTTCAGGTTGATAGTTCCCGTCCTCAAAGGCTCGCCAGTCTCGCGTGCCCTTTGTGCCGACCGGCGGCATACCCTTCGGTTGGTCTTTGGGCTTCACCATTCCGAGGAACAGAAAGTTATCGTCTGCGTGCATCTTCACTCTGCTGCCAGCATGGACGCCCGATGCTGTTTCGCTTGGCTTGACAATAACGAAACTCTGTTTTTTTCCCTGCTTCGATTCCAGTCGGGCAATCGTCTCTGTGCCGTCATGGTGGCCGAATGAAACCACCTGCCCCGGCTTGATGTAATTCATGGCACTCTCATAGCCACGTTCTTCTGGACGCGGCAACGGCGGCACATTATGGCTTTGCCAGTCATCCCCCTGGATGTACTTGCCCAGCTCACCGTCTCCGAAGTCGATAGCAGAACGAAGCGCTTTCTCTCGCAAGGTGTAATCAACGCTATTGGCTTCGTCATAGGCATCCTTCTCCGACCGACCCTGCAGGTAGTTCTGCCAGTTTTCGTCAGTATGATTCCCCTGCGCTGCATAGAACAGTCGGAGATTCCGGCCGACCGATCGGTGCTTCCAGTCTTCGGCCTTTGACGGCTTCGGCACGACCGGGAAGTTTTTCATGTCACGGTATTGGACCGCCCTGACCCGCCCAGGTTCTTCCGCTTTTTCCGGCGTCTTCATAAACCCGGCCTGCAGCTCGTCTTCGTCTTTCTTCTGCTTCTCCTTCCGCCGTTCCTCAACGCCTTCGTTGTACGCCTTATTGAATGCCGCCCGTTCGGATTCCTTTTTCTGCTGATATGTGGGCTCAGGCGGCCCCGTGAATCCGGGCGTACCGGGCTCTTTGTTCTCGCGGCGTTTCGTGGCCCGAGCTATGATCGCCTTTCGCATTTCCTTCTGGTCGTCACTCCAGTCCGGTTGCTCATCCTTCAGCGCCGGTTCCTTCTGTTTGTCGATGCCGGCGTGCAGATCTGCGATGGCTTTGCGGGCCTCATCCTCGCTCATCGCTTCATTCGACTCGTTGGTGCCGTGCGTCTTCTCTACCAGCTTCTGCATACCCTGCTTATGTGCCGCCTTCTGTTCGGCCTGCTGCTTGCTCTGGGTGTGCTTGTCCTTGAGCTGCTGCTCGTGCGTTCGGTGCCACCGTGCATTGCGGAGCACGTACTCGACGCCCTTTTCGGTCTTCGTGTCGCCCTCTTTGGGATTCTCGAAGAGACCGCCGCCAGCATGTTGTGGAGGTGCGGCCGGCTTATTTGATGGCTTAGGCTGCGCAGATGGTGGTTTCGCCGCAACTGGTGGCGGTGTCTGTGGTTGCTTATTATCAAACAGCCCGCCCTGAGCTTTCGGCTTCGGTGGAGGCGGTGACGTATGCTGCGGCCCTGCTGGCTTCGGTGGTGCCGGCTGCGGCTTCTTTGCTCCCGCGAACAGACCGCCCATCTCCGGCTGCGGCTTCGGATTCTCAATCGTGAAGCCCCGATTCTGCGATCCTACGGCCGCCTTGCGTACCGCGTGCGCATGATCGTGGCCCTTGTACTGGTGGATTTCCCCAGTATGCGGATGCTGCACATGGGCTATGTGATGTGTCCCGTGATCGACCACGCGCACAGACTGGCCGCCGCCGTGCTTGCTCTGGAACTTGCCGCCGTTGCCGACGCCCTTGCCGGTACGCGGATGCAACTCTTCCTGCCATCGTTTCTTCATCGCCCCGGATTTCGTCACCTGCGGCGTGAAGAGGTTTTTCTGGCCGGCAGCTGGTCCCAGTTTGGCGTATTGGTCAACAGCATCAGACACACGGGCATACGCCTGCTGCTGCTGGCCGCCGCCGTTCTGTGCCACAATCATGCTGTGCGTCAGTTTGGCCTGCGGGAAGACTTGTTGCACCAGCGGCAGATACGCCTGCAATGGCTTGTTTTGCTGGAATCCCTTGCTTGTCTTTTCTGGGTGCCCGCTGCCATTTCCGGGATAGACGTCGATGTACACCGTCCCGCCCGGCTTCAATGCGTCAGCGGCTTCCTTGAGCGTCTGCAGCTGTGCCGCCGGCTCAGGGATCACATTCAGCACATTAGCGATCGTGACGCTATCTGCGCGGCCACCAGCCACCGCTGCCATCACCTGCTGATTGTGCTGTGGTGGCCGGTTGTACGGATCGTAGACGAGGTTCTTGACGCCATGCTGTGCCAGGAACTGCGTTGCCTTATCGTAGGCCCCGCCGCCCATGTCGAGATTGACGCCGCGCAGCTGGCCCGCGATGTGCTTGTGCAGTGACGGAATTTGATCCAGCGACGTGCCCTCAGAGTGGACAGATTGCTGTACTGTCTGCCAATCCTGGCGGTTGTATGTCTCAACTGTCATTGTGCGAAAGCCTCTATGTAATTCGCGTAGGCACGAACGCCCTGCGAGTGTTGAACTGCTCGTGCGTATCGCGTGACCGAACCGGCCAGGCTGTACTGCTCTTTACGAGGATGGTGTTTCTGTAACCACGCCTCTAGCTTCTCTAGGTGCGGCCTCAGCTCCTCGCTGTTATTGAGATACCACCGCTTCACCTGTTTGTCATCACTCCGTGGAACGCTCGGCACCTTCGTGCCCCAGCTTTCAGATTCTGCAACATTGTCCGCATTCAACGGCTTGCCGCTTCGTTGAAACCGGCCGGACATTATGTCGCGATTCACCAGCTTCGCCACCTTCCTCGCCGTCGCCCGGATCCTGTTTGCTTCTTCGTATCCCTCTGGATGTTCCCGCAATCTCGAAACGCCGTGATGTTTCGCAGCAATCTCGTCAAACGTCCAGTTTTGTGTAGCGTGACCGTGTTCCGTTTGGTTGCTGATCGTCAACGCTCCCAACGCCCGGCGCAACAGATCCCGCCTGCCGTCCTCCGTGTTTCCCGGATCCGCCGCCGCCCGTTCCAGCTTCTTTATTTTGACGTCCGCATCGTCCATTTTTCGCTGCAGATTCTTGTGCTTCCAGCTGTCCGCTGGCGTGTTCTCGAACTCCATCTGCATCAACGCCCGCTTTTTCAACGCCGACGCCAGAGACGTAAACCCTTTCGCTGAGTCGGAGCCCTTCAGGTATCCCATTTCCTGCAATGCCGATTCCAGTGACGCCTGATGCAGATTTCCCTTCGTGTCCTCGATCTCAAAGACGTGGACGATATCACGCCCCGTCATGCCACTTGTTTCTGATTGGTCCCAGTCGGAGAATCGGCGTTCCTGTGTTTCATCGTACAGGCTGCGCCATTCGTACCGATGCAGCTTCGCACCCGACGGCCCCTCGATAGGTGTATCCATCCGAATTCGACGCCTACGCTTCGGACCTACATACCGCTCGGCAGGTTCAGCAGCTTTCTGCTCCGTAAACGTATCGCCGCCGGTTTTCCCCAGCCAGTTCAGCACGTCCGGCAAATTCTTATCAGGAGCCACGCCGATGTAATTGCCGTCCGCTGTATTGGCCTGCAGGCCGATGTGAGCCATATCAACCATGCGTTTGTGACTGTTCACCCGGCCCATGTGGATCCGCTTACCACGCCGCTTCGCTTCCTTCTGCAGCTCGATGTGATTCGGGAGCATCCCGGCTTTCCGCAGCTCGGCATCTGTCGGCCGAAAATGGTCCTTGTATTGCCCCTTCGGATCGAAGCCCAGTTTCCACGGAGTGCTACCACCCATAAACAAGACGTCGAACTCATCCCACGGAATCTGATCCATGTGGTCCTCCATGCCGTCCTGCGCCGCGAACGCCACCGGGAAGCCCAGTTCTCGAATCTTGGCGAAGTAAGGCCGTGACCGCTCGATAGTGCCCTCCCAGTCGCCAACGCGATCGGGAGCCACAACGAATTGCGTCTTTTCAACCGCTTCTGGATTGGCCGCCACCCGGTTCAGCATGTCCATAAACTTGTTGTGACTGAACGGAGCCGAGCCCGTGAACTCGCTGTAAACGCCGTTATCCAGAGCAATATGGCTATAGTCCGGGATGTGCGCGATATAGCTTTGAGTGTGCGGAGTAATCAGCAGCCCGAGCCCGTCGTTTTCCTTCGCTGCGTCTCGCACAGGCTTGCTGCTGTGGCCGCTTAGGAAACTTGTGGGATGATCGCCATGCTTGTGGCGACGGGCCGCCCATGCCGCGTGTCGTGACACTCCCGGCTTCTTAGCGAATCGGCCGCCCTCCGTCTTTCCGGCCGCCTCACGGGGATGCTGTTGCTCGTCGAAGTTGAACCCCATTTGATTCGGCAGGGGACGCGCGTAATCGTCAACAGCTGACGACAGGCTGTACCCCTCTACCACACGCGGGCTCATCTTCCCGTGTTCATCAAACTGCTGATGTTCGGCCATGTGCAGATTGGTCTTCGACGATTCCAACACGCCAACCAGCCATCGATACTGATTTACGTGAGAGTCTTCCCGCTCAGGCCCAAAGTTGTCCAGCAACCACTTTTTGGCGGATGCTCTTTCCCAGTTTGTGAACCGGCCATTGATCACTTTTGAATACGCATCCATGCCGCGATTAGCGAAGCCGTTTCGGTCGTAACCAGTCTGCGAGCCATTCACCGCCAGCAGCGCCATAATGACCGCCCCGCCGTCTGTCTCGCGAATTCTATCGATCACTTTTTCGGCTCGTGCCTTGCCCGGTGCTGTCTTCTTGTACCCCACGGCACGCTGTAGCGGCTCGTACACCGACAAATCCCGTTCCATGAGCTGTTCCGGCGTCAACGCTCGGTCGTCCGAGAATGGCAACTCCATCCCGCCCAGAACCGACTGCATGTATTCATTCAGGTCAGTCATCACCTGAACCTGATCCGGAAGATTAGTAATCTGACGAATCGCTTCCACGGCCTTACCCATCGGCGGCTTAGCCCGCTGCATTTTGCGAGACACAAACATTCCCGTTGTCTGGTCCTCTGCCCCCCTAAAGTATCCCGCCTGCATGTCTTCCTGGCTGTATCCCGGTTCCGCCGGAAACGTATTATCGGAAGTCATCACCCGCTGACGCGCCCACTCACCTATCGCCTCAATCTGCTCATTCGGCAGTGCAGAGAAATACGGTATCAGCTGTTTCGTTACGTTCCATCCGGTTTTCCCCGGCTTGTCGCCCACCCACATCATTTCACCGACTGGCCCGGTCTGTACCTTGATCCAGTTTTCTGCCTGCTGTTGCCGTTCCTTCTGTTCAGCTATCTGCTCAGGCGACAGCTGCCGAGCCACTGGCGCACGCCCCTTGCCGTCAGGATCCGCCACAGGAGCCCCGCCAAACGGATCCGCCTTCGGTCTCGGCTTTGGCTTCGGTCGTCCCGCTGACAGGCCGTGAACGGGCATCCAGTGGCCGCCCTTGTAGAATTTGCCGTTGACGTTGGAATGGGCCCCGCCTTTCGGAGCCTGCACCATTTTCACCTTGCCATCCGGCACAGGGGCCTGCTTCTTAGGCGCAAACTCCCCGGCGTGCTTCGTATCGTGCGAAGTCGTTTCTCGTGGGTGCTTCGCTTCATCGAAGTTGAAGCCCATCTGGCCAGCCAGCGGAGCCCGTGCGTACTCGTCCGTGGCCGCCTTCACTGTGTCCGGCTCTTTGTAGATACCGGCCGGCACTTCCACATCCATGTCCTTCGTTATCTCGTCGTCCGACAACCCGAAACTGACGCCCTCCAAATAGTCCGACCACGGGTGTTTATCTCGGCTTAACGCCCCGTATGCCTTGTCAAATTGCCTCTTAACGTGCGGCATCGCGTTGTCAATACCGCCCATCGTTTTGATGTGCCGCAGAGCCTTGCCCATGTCGCGTTCCAACTCTTCGACGGGCGGATCGTATCGAACGCCTGATTCGTCGTAGAGTCGCCGCATCGCCTGCCGGTCATCCCCAACGTCGTCGGTCCATTCCCCGTCACCGCCGCGAGCTTTATCCGCTTGTCCCAGATCGAAGTGGTACACGTTGCCATCGTCACCGACGCCGAACTGTAGTTGATCGTTCACCGAGTACCCGGCGTCGTGCATCGTCTTCAGGTGGTCCCTGGCCTGCAGGAGCTGTTTCTCGTTCAGTTTGTCCGGTATTTCAAGATGATCGCGGACGGTAAACAGACGGTCGCCGTGCTGCACCGTTTCCTGCTCTGGTATCCCCGTAACGCCTGCGGCCCGCATTTCCTCCGTCATGTCGTGCTGCTTCTGCGCCTTCGCAACCGCCTCATGTGGCAACCCGTGAGCCCAACGCCCTGACATCGGATGATAAGGGACCGTGGTCGAAGACTTCACAACGTGGCCACCTGACTTCCACACCACAGAATCGTTACCCTTGCCCAGCACCTCAGCCCCGCCATGAATCACGTTGTCTACGGCCGCGTGCCCGCTGCTGCCGTGTTTTTTCAAATAGCTGACGTCCCCGGTCATGTCGCTATAGAAGTGCTGCATGGACTCCTGCGGCACCGTCGCTGTTCCCATTTCGGACTTGATTTCAACGTGGCCCTTTTCGTTCCGTCCGGTGATCTTAGCCGTGAACCCATACCGGCCGCCGGCCTCCGGGAACGTGTGCGATGCCCCATGTTCGCCGGCCACGAACTGACCGCCCACCTTCGGCCCCTTGGCGCGCGGATGCTTTGACTCGTCAAACTTCAGGCCCAGTTGCCCCGGCAAGGGAGCCCGTGCGTATGCTTGTACAGCACATAACAGCGAGTACCCGTCTATCACAGAATGCAGTTGCATCTGCGGAGCATCCAGAGCGATTGTCACAGTCTGATCGCGCCGGTCGAGCCTAACGTCAGGCATCACTACCGCGTCGTATCCGTTCTTCTGTAGCCACTCCCGCAGCTTTTCCGTGCCACCCAATCGCTCAGCTACTGCCTGCAGTTTATTCCATGCCTGCCCCGGCTCGCTTTCGTGAATTGTGAACGGCTTTTTCGCTTCGACGTTCGCGCCCATTACCCGAGGCCCGTACGCCTTTGCATTTTCGGCACTATTTGTAAACCACGTTCCCAGCGGATCAATGCTACCCGCGCGTTTGTTGTTCGTGTGCTTGTAACCTGCATGCCTATCGAAATCGGTGAACTCGTGATGCGTCCCGTGGAAGTGCGTAAACTGCCCGCCCGTGCTGTCCCCTTTACCGGCACGCGGATGCTGTGACTCGTCAAACAGACCCATTTGGCCCGGCAGAGCATATTTGTCAATTATAGTTGATAGATTCATGGTTTACGTCCGTACTGCATGTGCTACACTACAATCATACTGATCAAAACACAGGACAGTGCCTGAAGAAATTAGCAGCGTTAGATATTGACGCTGAATCGGTGGAATCATGAATCGCCCGCCAATCCTTTCGCCTGCATGGTATTACATTCGTGCCGTGGAACTCGGACAACGAACGATTGACGATCTGGGGCGTAACCTTTGCGCTGCCCATTGTTCGGGCGACACGTCCGACGAGCGACACCTGACGCGCGCTTTGGAATATTTGAAGAACGTGAGCTAAGACCATCAGATTCGGTCCTCTTCCGTCATGAAGTCCCCCGGCACGCTGTACACATATCCGCTCGGATCGCCCGGATCCTTATCAGCCCCATCGAACAACGGCAGACCCGCCGCATAGCGATGATGCAGGACCGCCAGCTTTTCGACCGTTCCGGGCACTGCCTCTGTCGGCTGACCGGCCATGTCTCTCGGAAACGACGTAAACCGCGCGTCGATGATCGCCTGCCCCTCCTTGCAGGAAGAACCAACATCTTGAAGCGCTCGCGGATCTGGTACGGCCGAAGTCATTAGGTAAGGTCTCGCACTTGATTTAACTTGCCAGCGTGCAACATCCGTGTTTTCACAAACGCCTCTTTGAGCGTTCGCCGTAGAGGTCTGACGGCCTTCTTCAGCTCCCGCTTAGCCCGAGGATCGGACGCCTTCCGCCACTGCTTGCGGTTCCACAGCACCGCCCGAGCCGCTTCCTTCGATTCTGCATCCCGGCTGTACTGCTGGACGTATTCGGCTTCCTCACCCATTTGCTCCATGCCGCCGCCCATTTCACCGCCTTCCCCGATAATGCCGTCCCCGTCGCCGTCCTGCTCAATTCCGAGCTGCATACCCATCGGATCCGCCGCCTGATTCATTGTGGCCTGTGACAGCACCTGCTCGTCACCAGAGGCCTGGCCGAGCCCGATCGAGTGCATAACGTCCTTGGCTGGAATCTCGGCCCCCATGCCGAAGGCCAGCTGATAAGCCTGCAGCGTTTCCATTGAATCCTCTGACTGAGTTTCCAGTTTGAACTGCATGTGCCAGCCGGCAGTTTCCGGGAAGTTGATCAGCTGAATAATCTTGACCAGCTCGAACGTCATTGTGTCCTCAAGATTCGCCGCGTCGTAGGCAATGATCTGCGCCAGAGTGTCCAGGTGAGCGTCAGCCACACCGGAGCCCAACCCCGTGGCCGCCGCTTCGCTGCTGAGTGTCTGGCCGAGAATGTACCGCTTGATCCGGTGGCCAAAATACTCGTTGATAAGATTCTGCAGAATGTCAGCACCGGCAAACCCCGGCTCTACAATCTCAAGGTTGTAGGCACTGCTGTCGTCACCGATCGGCTTCGGGAAGAACAGCTGATTCTTTCCGTTGGCCATCCGCTTATTAGCGGAATCCTTCACGGCCGCCAGAGCGTCCTTATCCCCACTGGGATACGTCCACACCTCAATACCGCCGGCAGACCGTTCAAGGTACTCCATGAGGAACGCCAGCGTCTCCTGCTTCAACGTGTACTCCCAGTAGATCCGGGACCGAATACCGACACCGTGGACCGAACCGGCAAAGTGCGGATCGTAATAATCGGCGTCCTCGATGAAATGCTTATGGACGCAGCACACCGACCGCTCCTGCTCCGTTAGGAACTGCACGATACTTTCCCCGGTAGGTTCAGCTGCCAGGCCCTTGTGAATCTGCTGTTTGCCCCAGCCATTCCAGACGTTTGTCCGAATCCCCATCTGGTGAGGATATTCCCCCTGATCCCGCTTCAGACTGCCGTCGTCGTATCGGTAAACGATCTTGTCACCGTGAATCGGCATCCAGCCGGGATGATCGGGCGACGGACTCGACGGCAACAATCGTTGCTTCCCATTGACCGACTGCCAGCCGTAGCGATTCTGCACCGCATACTTGCCGTACCAAATCCCTTCCATCAGGTTCCGTTTGTATTCGGTGAACCGGCGGATTCGCTTCAGGATCCGTTCCAGCTCCCGCGCCAGACTCACCTGGCCGTAGTGCTTGTCATCTTCAGGCTCGATCGACCATTCCAGTTGAGCGGTCATCCGCTGCCGAGCTTCGAGCGATTCCATGATGCCGACGTCATTTCGCATCATCCGTGCGTTATCCCACGAATCCTGCAGCGCTTCGTCTGACTGCTGGTAGGCCCGCGAGAACGTACCGACCAGACTGGCGAACGTCATAACGTGCGGTACGGCATCCTCACCCCACAGCGGTGGAGCCCCTGGCACAGCGCTGGCCGCATCCCACCCACGGTTGACGTGTTTGTTCACGAATGACGCAACTTGCTCGCTGGTCTCGTTTTGTGGATTGACAGCAACCGCGAAGGCATCTGGACTCATGAGGTCGTTCATCTGGTTCTCTCCATAAGAGCCGAAACTATAGCAAAATGGCTAGGAACGTGTCACGACGGAGTTTTTGCCCGCTTTCATACTATCCCGCCGTCTTTTTTCGCCCTGATATGCCGCCGCCGTTCACATAACCCGTGTTTCTGCTCGTAAAATGGCACGCCCATTTCAGACGGCAGAACATGGACCGGCACGTCACTGGCACGCCACAGGGCGTACGGCAGCCCCACCTGATCACGGCAACAGCCCGCTTGATACTCTTCCCACCACGCTTCATTGAACTCGTTCGCTTCGTGGTTTCGGATCAAGAATCCCCCGCAGTACAGACCGAAGTTAGCGGGAAACCCCGCCTGCCGGTATCGCTGCAGCTGCGTGCTAAGCCCGGTGGCCGACGCCTGCCCCCTCACCGCTTTGGCTTCCTCGTAGGCGCAGGACCGCCACGGATGCCGGTACAGATTGAGGCCACCGCGACAGCTTGCCACTATTTTCCGAGGATCCACAGTCAGAGGCAGGTTTGCATCGTGGTACAGTGTCCACTCAGCGTGAGGAAACAACAGGTGAGGCCGAATCTTGTACTTCCGGTTTTCGCGTCGATAGGTCGCCTCTGTCGGGAATGGTCGCAGGCATTCCCAGCCCGCGACCGCCGGGCCATCGGTGAACAGCACGAACCGCACACCGGGAATTGTGGCGGCTGGAGCCAGCTGGTCATACCGGCCGAATAGCGCTGTGTAGACTACGAACATAGTTGATTAACTACCCCCATAATCTGCGCCGACTCCTGTTCGATCGTCGGCGGTATCAACCCCCGCACTACACGCACCAAATCCTCAGCATCTGTATATCTCACGCACGGGTAATCCCAACACCACCCAACGTCGGGAGCAATCACCGGCGTCCCCGTGGCCATCGCCTCCGGCACGCACATCGGGCCGCCTTCGTTCTCGCTCAAGACCACCACATAGTCGATTCCCTGGTAGAATGCCGGCATGTCTGTTTCTGCCCAGATGCCACCACTGTACCAGACAACGACACCGGGCATTTTGATTGCATCAATCAGGTGCGTCCGCTTCCGTGGTGAATCCTTCCCAATGACTCCCAGTACGATATCCCGTCGCCCATACAGCTCAGGCGGTGCAGTCCGAATAACCGTAGTGCGATCGGCAGGAAGGTGCTGAGCTGTCTTCTCGCACATCGAAATACACCAATCCACCTTAGCCGCGACAGCATCAAAGACCTTCCCCCGGCTACCCTTCTCCCAGTGGGTGAACCAACCAATATCGCACTTGGTTTTCCGCATCCGGCCAGCCACGTCGAACATAGCATAATTGCACCAGATATTTACGTCGGCATTCCGATCCGGTTTCGCGCTGCACTTCGACCCCGGCAGTTGCCACGCTTCTGCGATTCGCTGCAGTATCCACCCGTCTGTCGGCCGCACTATGTTGATTGTCATCGCCCTGTTTTCCACTCCACAAATGCCGGCCACACTTCATCTCTCATGTACGTGTGATGATAAAGCGACCCGCAATCATCACCATGCAGACAACCCACCTCGCTTGTCTTAAACAATCGCCCCGGCAACGATTCAACGCCGGTACGTCGCGGTTCTAAGTCCTGCCAATTCCGTTGATAAAACCGGATGTGTTCATACCAGTAAAAACTACCGCTGTAGTACCACGCCGCCCCCGAGAGCTTCTTCAGTTTTCGGAACGGGCCAGACATTGCGAACTCTTCCAGCTGCCCCCGCACCGTTGGCCAGTCGTCAAGACACACCGCGTACATTATTTCCGTCCACTTCTTCACGGTCTCACCGTTTTCCGTGCGGTCAGAGAGCGGCTTACCGAATCGTTTTGTTACCCCTTTCGCATGTGCCCGAAACGTCACCTCTGGCTCAAACGACTGTACCGCCTGCATTAACTTCACCGCCGTGACGTTCTCACCGAGACTCTTCCGGCCGCCCCTCCCTCTGTCGTTTTCCTCAACGATGAACTCAAAGCCATGCCCCTGCAGATATTCCTTCACCATCTCTGCCGGATCGGTGCTATCGTCGCACACTATCCCGACGATGCGCCGGCCGTTAAACAAGTCGATACGCTTCAGAATCTGGTCGAGATTCCATTGCCAGAGCCATCGCTGTCGCTTCACCGGATAAATGTGGTAAATGAGATTCTTGCGCACGTCGTTCGGTAGTGCAGCCCGCACGACTGGCGGATCTGCCCGCCTCGCCTTGCGTTCAACCGATCGGCTGCGATGCCTCGCCACTCCCACACGTTTTTTTTTAACCGCCCGTGCTCTGTCCTTCCTGATGGCATTCCACAGCAAGACGCGGGCTCCGGCTTCCACGGCCATGACGCCAAACACGGAATTCAATACTGCAGCCGGCACCTTGACCGCCTCCGCGAGCTTGTCTTTGTTCGACATCATCTTGCCAATGATGTGGTCGGCTTGTTTTTCGCACCAGTCCGGCCCGCGTTTGTTCATCTGCGAAGCAAGGTTAGCGCACCCGCACGACTTATCACCCTTGATGCCCGTAATCCAGCTGATCGACGCGGCCAGAAAACTACCGACCTGGCTCGTCTCTATCACGCCCTTGAAACTCTGCGCAGCAACCGCACGGGGAACACGCGACACCTTGAACGTGCGGCCCTTGCGCCGTGCCTTCATTTCCTCCAGCCGTATGCGTGTCGATTCGTGCATGTCAGCTTTCCGATATATCCACGATTAGGCGTACCGTAGCTGTGCCGACTGTGAATAACTGACTGGCGCACACCTCATACGCTTCTGCGGAAAAAGCTATCTCGTCATGGCAAATCAGACAGTTCGTACCGAAGTCGCAACCGCCACCGCCGACAGACATGTTAGCCCGCCATTTAGCATATGTTTTCCCTGGGGGGGGCGGGGGACAGGCGGTTCCCGAAGCACACGGAATAAAACAGATATCGATATCCCCGCAACCATTTGAACCGCCACCGATCCACTGCCCGCCCGAACAACATGACGGATCAAATTCCCGATCTAGAAGGTTCCCCACGCAATCGGCACGCCTTGTGCTGCCCTGGTTGGTACAGACGTTTTCGGCATCTTCATCGACGTCGTACAGAAAACTGATAGCAAACTCCAAGTCCGTCCAGCAGCTCGTATCGACCGGTGTCTCCGGGTCGGGATTGTCGATAGTCCCTAACGAGATCCTAACGATCAGAGTCGCCGGCGGCGAAGGCGGTATTGAATCACAGCATTCAATACATATCTCTGGCTCGCAGCTGCCGCAGTCGAGCGACCGCACCACCACCTGGAACTCGTCATACCCGTCCGTGAATGTAAACACAGTCGATAACGTAAGACAGTCCACTATCTGCTCGGGCTCAAAGGCCCAGTCGATGCTATCCGCACCCAGCGACCCGCTAGCAGTACCTGTCAACTCACACGCATCCGTGTACTGGTTGCGCTGCAGCTCAAATGCCACAGCCAGGGAACCGCTCGGATCGCACACGAGCGTCCCGCTCCAGCTGGCCGTAACAGCCATGTCCTCGCACAGATCGCCGTCGAACTCTACCGTTCCCTCGCAGGAATCAAGCGACGTAATATTTGTAACACTCACACACAGTTTGCGGGGAATACACAAACAGTCACCGCAAAAGTGCCGAGCGCAGTGGTAGGTGCCCTCCGGCGGATCCCCCTTCCGCTTCAACAGCTGCAGGTTGTCTTTCCGTGCCCACCGGAAGATTCCCGACTCTTCGCCGTATTCTCCGGCGTTCCGTGTGTAGGCGACTTCGTTGTCCCAGTCGCGGCAGGTCACGGTTTCCTCGCCGTACTTACCACACAGGACAGCGGAAAAGACTTCCTCGCCATTGAGCGTCACGGAAAAGGTGCAGGTGTACGGATCCCACCCAGCCACGAACGTGATACCGCCCGCCATGCCGACCCACTCCGTTCCGGTATCTACAGCCTCCCCAGTCTTCAGCGTCTCGCCGTAGACCTCCCACTCCAGGCAGATATCGCACGGGTTTATGACGCAGCACCCGCAGCCCGTTTTACTGAGGGTTTCGCCGCATTCTTTCACCGGGACATTGTCTTGCTGGTACTTCCGCGTGCCCATCCCGATGACAGTGAATGGATTGACTGGCATCAGCAGCCCCCGAGCCAATTAACGCTACGCAGATCCCACAGCGGTGTACACCCCGGATATGGATTCCAATAGATAGCATGCGCCTTAGCGCCCACCAGCTCGTCCTCCGTGAGATTCGCCATGAGACCCAAATAGTCTTGAATAATGTAGGTGCTGCTATACTCATCCTCGCCCGGCGGAATACCGCACCCGGTGTATCGGTCGATCGACTCAAGCACCGTTGAGACCGTTCCCGCTTCGCAGTCCGCGTCTGTAATCACAAACCCCATCTCCGGCCCGTCACCGGAGCCGCTACCGCCGCCGCCGCTCGGTTCCTCCGGCACGAGGTTAAACGGAATACTTCGCACGCGAGTGAGTGCCGACGCCTGCCCTCGCTTGACGTCCTGGCGATGTATCACGCTGTCCGTGAAGCACGTCGGCTGCCACTGCTGGACACCAATGTAGGAGATGTCATGCTGCTGGCCGTATCGAGCGTAGTAGTCCGTGGCGATGCGAGCCGTTAGCGCGGCCGTTACATCATCGTCCCAGCTGTACCGCAGCACCACAGACGAGCCGGCATGTGTCGGCCGCGCGTACCCGGCCGTGACCGCTGTCACATCCAGAAACGTCGTATCGTCATCCTGCCGCACTTCCGCCTTAGCCGGCAGCTGCAGGCTTGAATCCGTTTCAAACTCGTCCCCTGTCACCGGGACCGGGACCGAGATGTCTTCGGATCCACCAGCACCATCAAGCGAACCCAGCCCGGCAAGGTGCCCCGCGTGAATCACCGCACTGGCCGCCGAATCCAACAACGCGAACTTGCTGCCCGATGTCGGTGACGCATGGCCGGCGACTGTCATGTCAGGAACGACCGTCAGGCCCAGCTGCCCCGCTACAGACTCCAGGACGACCGCCAGATTCTCCTGGTCGTTTTCCAGTACGTCCGGCAGAATCTTGTCGTAGTCCGCGTGCAGATTCTTAATCGTGACCGTTTCATCGACGCGACTGGTGAGATAGGTCAGCATGGCGGCGCAGTTGGCAAACGTCTCTTCCGAGATCGCCCCCACGTTGCGGAACTGCCACCAATAGCGGCCGTCAACCAGAGGGATAAGATAGGCCCCCTCGCGCAGACTTCCCGCCGCCACCTGGTTGCTGTTTACGATCTTCGTGGTCAGTGGTATGGCGGCCAGCGGCCACATCGTCATCTTGAGCGTTTTATGATTCGCTGGGACCGGATTCCCCTGGCTATCCACGAACGCCATATCCTCGCGGCGCTCCGCCCGATACTGCAGTATCAGCGGCCCGGTGCCGGCCTCCGAGTAAATGGCGCTCTGGTCGGACTCTGTGACCAACATCAGCATGTGAGCCCAGCGCGTGGCCCCTGTCGGTATCACCAGCTGATTGATCGCAGGCTCGGGACTCTCGGGGTAGTTAAAGTACAGCAGGTTGTCGCCGCGCTGTGTCACCGCTGCCTGCGATGGCGCAATCAACCGCCGGTCCCTCAGCGGCAGATAGTCTTCCATCCAGCCCCGCAGGTAATCGTGCGGATCTAGCTGCAGGCCGAAAGTGTCACCGAGTTTTATCATTAGTCGTCAGCGGTCAAATCCCACCCGAAGGCTACGGCGAAATCCACAGAGAGAACCCCGCAGAATCCGTCGCCGATATCATCGTCTACCGTTTCCTTGGTCGTCTCGTCACTGAGGACTTTCATCCCTTCGTGCAAAACCGGATCCTGCGAATCCCCGTCCGTCAGGTAATCGTCGAACATAAGCAGTATCTTGTTTTCGACCCGATACAGCCCATGCGGCTGCGATACCAATAGCTCGCGATCCTCGCCGTCCTGGTCGCTGTAATTCAAAGACCAGACGCGCACGCGGATCGTCCCCTCATATTCGAGGATGCCGCCACCCTGATTTGGGTGGTCGAAATGGCCGCCAATGAAACCGAACGTGACCAATTCCACATCACGTATCGCCCCCGCCGGCGGCCGATTGTCAAGCACCCAATAGATACGGGACGCGAAATCCGGCAGCTTGCACTTGAGCAGACGCTCGAAGCGCTCCGCAACCTCAATCTTAGTGGTATGACGGTGAGGCATCAGGCATTCATATTCGGGCCGAGACCTTCGAGCCAATCAATCAACTCAGCCTTGCACTGGATTCTCCCCGCATCGTCGAGGTGGGTCGCCGTCACAGCTGTATCCAATGCCGTCGACAACGTGTCAAACGCCGCCAATATCGCCGTTTTACTGGCCGAAGCCGGCGCCGTGGCAAACGCATCTGTTGAACTCATATCCGACATGACCTGTCTTCCTTCTTCTAATTCCTCAAATACACTGAATTGCACCGAACTCGCTTATGCTACTAACCACACTGTCGAAATCAAGATGAACACACTTTCCGCTTAGTCACAGTAGTCCATGCGATACACGCTACGCTTGATAATCCACGCCATTATCGGCCGAGTACAGATCCTTCACCGGAATCACGAACTGTTCCACGCCGTCAATCTCGCCGCTTTCAAAGTCGGGGACGCCGGTCAGATACTGCTTCGGGGAATGGCTCAGGGCGTACACATACTCAGCATGAACAACGAAAACGCGGGTATCGTGGTTTCCGTTCAGTTGTGGAGCTGGGACGTTGACGTGCTTTTTCAGGAGCGAATGGCCAACCCCGTCTTTGTCCGTGAAGGACGTCATTGGATCCGGTAGCCGTGGTGCGGCCCCCCATCGCTTGGCTTCTATCCGCACGATCCGGGTGACCTGTGGCGGGGCCAGCTGGATAAACCGCGTCTGTCTTGTACTGTCATTGATCGCCTGATTCGGAACGGGATTCTGCGACGGTGACTCCCCGGTGCCCCCGCTGCCGTAGCTGAACGGATCCGCCTCGCGCGCGACCGGCAACGGTGCCACCAGATCGATCTCACGGTACTCAGATTCGAGTTTCTGCCTCTCGTAGACGTTTTCCTTGTGCGTCGGGCTCAACGCCTCAGCCTCCAGATCCGCGATCGTTCGCCGTATCCCGCCAGTAACGGCCGCCGGTTCCGTGCAGTTGCGGGATTTCCTCAGTTGCTCGATACGATCCTCATTAGCCGGCATCCCGCTGCACATAGAAAAGTCTGTCGTGTTTACACTCTGCAGGTGGCAGGCCAGCGCAGCCCCGGCCGCAATCGTTCCCTCAATCGGCGGTGTCTCGTCATCAAGGTACGACGTCGGAAAGGTGCGATTGCCCCAGCTCAAGAGCGGATTGTAGTCGTTCAGGGCCGTGGCCAACGCCGGATCCGTTGTGGCCGCCGCCAGCTGCGGCCCATCGACCTCGTTTCCGAAATTCTCCGTTACATGCTTGACGAGCGTGCCGTTCTTCATGTCGAACTTATCAGGGTTTCGCCTGATCTGGATCGACAACCGGACCTTGTTCGTTTTCAGCGAATCGTACTCTTCCGACATACGATACGACTCTATAAACACCGCGCGTTTGCGGACGTCTTCACCAGCCGCCAGCGGCTTGACGAACGTAGACAAGGCCAGTTTCGCGTCAGCATAGACGGCCGCCATACGCAGCAACATCTTGCGATTCGCGTTCGGCCCACCGGAGAGCGTTATCGTGAAATTCGTAATAACGTGCGTTGCAAACTGCGCCACGTTCTCGTCCTGGGTGACGGCCATGTGTACCGAGTCTTCGCCCGGCTTGCCCGTGCCAATCGGCGTCACGGTTGATTCTTCATCCCGGATAGAATACCGGAGCTTCAGGCCATCCGCCTGCGCCGCGAATTCGATGTGCCGCCGCTGCATTCCCGGCTCAATCGGAGGCAACGCCAGATAGCGGAACTCGTGCGGGCTCATGAACGGAGACGAGAGTGTAATCTGGCCTTGATACATGCGGGTGGTGAAGCGGTGCTGGTCGATCGTATCAACACAGGACCAGCGATTGCTAAGGACGCCGTACGCCCGCTGCACCTGCGCCATGGGGCCGCCGCTGAGGTATTCGATCGGCGGCCGAATACAGACCTCAAACGTCACATTTACGCGAAACGTCTCGTTGGCCACCAGCTCGTCGATTTTCAGGTTGCGGACTCTCGGCCCGCCGTTCCGGTCATAATACTCGTACAGGCTGGAGTTGATGTCGAGTACCTTATCGGCCACCCCCTCGCCTTGTGCTTGTCCGGGGGCCGCTGGCCCGCCTACTGCTGGATATGCCTGCAGGATAATCTGCTCAGCAACCCCGCCCTTGCCGACGGTCATTATAAACGTCTTACGCCGTGCCGTGATGCTGTCGGCCAGTTCATAGTATCGGCCCCCGGCCGTCGTGTCATCCGTACGCGGCACGCTTTCGATTTCTACGGTCGCGCTTGGCACTGGCGTGTACACCGGCGGAGTCCCGCCATTCGAGACCGTATCAATCCCGCTCACGAAGTAGCCCTGCACCGTCACCGTGAATTTATGATACAGCAGCGTCTGGCCGTCAGTGTCCCACACAGGTTCCTGGTGGAATTCCTTCGTGAGACATTCCTGCAGAACGACGTCGTTGTATTTGATTTCCGTGTAACCAGCTGCCATTGATCAAATTCCTACGGTTGAGCTGGAGCTGCGCCGAGACCTGCCAGCGGTGCCGGCTGTTGATCGAACGCCGGCCCGATAATGTGGTTGTGCATCATTAGCGGATCCAATTTCAACTTATCCGCCTGTCCCGGCCATTTGATTTTTGCCCACTTGAAAAAGTCTTTGACCTCTTCGATCAGTTTATCATCCGTCTCAGCACCCATTCCAAGCGCCTCAAGTAGAGCATCCGGCATCATCATATCGATAGCCCCACCGGCCACAGTTGCCAGAGGATTATTGAACAAATCACTGCCCAGCTGCTTGGCTGAGTCTACAAACACATCGTCGAAATCAGCCCCCAACCCTGTCCACTCCAACAGAGTGTCTGACATAACGCTATCCGCGATCGCTCCCAATGGATTTTCGGCCCAGTCGGCAATAACACCCGTGGCCCATGCGCCAAGCCTTGACGACAGTTTGCCCCACATGAGTTTCCAGTAGTGCAGCGCTTCATTTATCCGCTCTTGATTGTCCAGATGCTCCGCACCGCTTTTCTGCAGGGCGTTCGCCATCTCGATATCACGCAGGATATTGCCGACCTCGATACGCTTCTGTGCTCCCAGCAGAGCGCCGTTGAACTTGGCGACAGCGTTTACCTGCTCCCAGCCCATGTTGGACATTTTTTTGAGGACGACAGCGGCACCAACCACCCCCGCCACCAACACCGCAATACCGATCCCCACCGGGCCAAGGGCACCGGCGACCCTCCCAAATCCGCGCGCGAGTCCGATGGCCGCTCGGATCAGTAGCCCCGTCTGCACCACCCCGCCGCCTTCTTCGTCCTCGCCGTCTCGTTCGGCCTGCATCGCCTGCGCACGACGCGCGAGCCAGCCGTCGCTGGTTATGTTCCGGTTCAGTATCCCCTGATCGCCATCGAATCGCATGGCCTGCGATATGTTCGTCGGGGCCGCCTCTGCTGTCCGGGGCCGCCCAAATGCGTGCTCTATGACGGCCTGCGTAGCGGTCAACGCCTCCGGGATGTCGATCCCGGCAATTCTCGCCGCAAACCCCATCATTGATTCAATGACGGACTCCCACAGATTGGCCGGCGGTTCGATCTGCTCGAATAGTGAATTCGGCGAACCCGCTGGCACATCGTTATCAAACGTCGGGAACACGGGCGGGTTTCGCTCCATGTCCTGATATTCGTAGTCCCAGCTGTCGCGGATATTCCACAGCCCATAAAACGCGTCGTCGCTGGTGCCCCTGCCATCTGCGCGGGGATATTGCTGCTCATCGCTCACGAGTCGTCTCCCTCTTTGCCGGCCTTCGTCGCTGCTTGCCAGAGCTGCTGCATGTACTGGCCCGTTTTCTTTTCACCGGCCAACTGCACGAACATGGCTTCAGAGGGACCCGAGAACGCGGCCGCGACCCCAAACAAAGTTGGCCAGGCCTGCACCGTCAGGCTGTCTGGGGCATTGAGCCAGAGCCCGACATATCGCTCGTGTTCGTCTCTGCTCGAGAGTCTGACGGCATCTCGGACGTCGCCGTAGATGGCTCGAATTCGGGCGTGAGGCGCATGTTTTTTTTTAGCGCGTCCATCTGGCCATTAAACGAATTCAAGAGCTTCAGAAGCTCCATTTCCGTCAACCCATGCTTACCGTCGAACAGAGGCAGGCCGAACGCTTCACGGGCCACAGCAGCCAGCCCGCCGATCGCTTCCCCCCGCGTGGAGGACTTCGGACTACTCAGCCGCTTGAAGTCATTGTCCGAATCATAGTCTGGATTCTCGGCCAGCCGGCGAATAATCACCATCGGGTCAAGGCGCACGATCTTCCGCCCGTCCCAGAAGGCGAACAGCCTCCGCTGACGAGTGACCAGCTTCCGCATGATCCAGTTACGCAGCATTAAACCACCGTGTCCCGGTTGTACAGTTTGAGCTTATCGGAGTCATCGGCATCGATGAACGTGTACGCCGTTATGACGATTTCCACCGCCGTGACCTTTGAGCCCACGTTGAAATCAACGGCATCTTTGAACAGACAGACGTTGAAATTCAGCGGCGTAATGACCTCAGCGACCGGCGTGCCGCCCACCACCTCAGCCGCATCCTTCGTGCCTTCGAGCAACAGCCGGAACTGTTCGGCATCCTTGAGTAGCAGAGTCCCAGGTGTAGGAACCTGGCCGTCCGTCAGCGCTGTCTTTGACGCGAACGCTTTCAGCCGTTTCAGCGTCGTGTAGTTGAATTCGGTCAGCTTGCCGCGAATGGTGCCGAGAACCCCGAAAATCTGAGTATCGACCGGCACACCACTGCTGCCGCCGTTGCGATCGGAGAACACGTCCTGCATCAGCGGGCGCTCGGAAATGGAAAACCCTTCCTCCGAATATCCCAGCTCGACGAACGCACCGGGCGTGCCGGCAGGATCAAACTGAATCTGAGCCTCAGCTGGCCCCGTGGTCATTCGCGTAGTTGTGTTGGCCATTGCTTATCGCCTTCCGATAGGCAGAGACGGATTGCCGAAATATCGCGGCTTCCGAATCCTGATTGAATCGTTATTAACCATGTCCTGGTAACTGACGCCATCCGTTGAAACCCGGCCGGCGTCTACGTCTGCATCGTCGCCGCCAAAGATCGCATGGCCGTCCTGCAGGGCCTTCAGGTGCGTCTCTCGCAGTTCCTTTAGCTGTTCGTACAGTTTGGCGTTCACGGCCGGCCTGCGGCTTAGCAGGTGCAGCATCGCGATCGAGCAAATGATATATTTCAGATACGCCAGAGCCGTGCCGGTGAGGGCCGCCAGCTCCGTTGTGGTGTAGCGGCCGCCAACCAGCAGATTGGCAACCACTTCCCCCTCAGCGTCATCGAGGGCCGCCGCCAGGTTAGTGTCCGTAGCGAGATCCGACGGAAGGACCGGCGTACCCGTATCCGACACCAGCTGCTGTATGCTGCGGGTATCAAACCGGGCCGTCAGATCGTCCGCGTCGGTGTAATCGCTCATTGTGCTTAAAGTCCGCTATCCAGTGGGACGCTCGTGCTTTCCACAGCTGGGACCGCATCGCCGGCCTCTTCCAGCTTGAGCAGCCGGCTCGCCAGTTCTTCGACCAGTTTGACTACGCTGCCGACGTGGCCTTCCACGGCCGTTACGCGAGACTCCAGGGCCGTACTGGCCGCCACCGACTCCGGTGACGCGACCGTGCCGGATTCCAGCGCTTCGATTCGCTCCACCATCGTGACCGGGGCCGGTTCAGGCACTACAGCTGCGGTTTCTTCTTCACTCATCGGTCAGTCTTTCATAAAAAAAAGCCGGTCGCCGCTCAGGGACAACCGGCTTTCTGGTTCTCGTGTCTGTCTGTCAAACCTAAGCGTTTTGGAACATGCCCATTGCGGCAGGAGCCGTCGCGACAAAGGCGTAGTCGTCAACGACACGGCCTTCGGTGCGGCGATTCTTTTTGTCCCGGAAGGTTTCAACCTTCATTTCCTCGAAGACGAAACAGGTGCCGCCGGAGAACGACGGAGCCCCGTACTGGCCAACCAGTGAACCCGGTCGGGCCGTCATGAACGGCGTGCCGCTCGCAAGAACTTGAGACACGGCACGAGTTGCACCGCGTTTGCTCGTGACCTTGCGGGTCTTCTCGACCACCAGATTGATGCCGTACAGCTGTTTCGGCAGGTCGTACATGGCGTTGGCATTGCTGCTGTTCAAGTCGCCTTTGATCTGCGACAGAGCCACCGGGCTACGTTTGATGTAGTCCACGATTTCCTGCGACTCGCTGATGGACTTGGCCAGAGCCGAATTGATGACGAGGACCATATCCTCTTCTTCAATGGCCGCCAGCGTGGCGTCCAGCATCTGCTCCTGCAGAGCCCGAATCGACTTCTTGATTGTCTGCCGCTGCGTGGTGGACTGGCCCCACGTTCCGGTTGACAAGGTGGAGACGTCGATAACATGCGCCGACAGGTGATTGGCGGTCGTGGTGAACAGGTCGCAAGCGTCCTTCGTTCGCCGAGTCATGGCCTTCTGCCCGTTGGCGGCCGCTGTGGCATCCAACAGAGGGAAGCTGGCCTGCTTCAGACCCTTGTCGCCCAGAGCGTACGGATACGCTTCGCGATGAGTCTGGAAGATTTTGAACTCGAATTCCCGCTGATGTGGATTACCAGACGGGGCCGGAGCACCATCGGGCCACGCGAATTCCTTGCCGTCGTTGACGATACGGCCGGCTTCCTCGTGATCCATCTCAAGGTAGTACCCCTTCGATTCGTCAACCGGAACCACCTGAACGTAGTTGTTCAACGCGAACTTTTTGATGTTGCGGCTGTAGTCAATCATCATCTTTTTTGATGACGCATGAGATGGCACGAAGCCATTTTCCGAGCCGAGGACTGTCTGAGTCATGATCTTGACTTCCCGTTACTGTTTTGATTCCGAACCAACAAAAGGAGCAGCAGGTCTGCTACTCAGTGAACAAATAGACGTTACGCCAGGAGGCCAGTGAGGACGGGCTGCACAGCGATCAGATCGCCGCTGACACCATCCGAGCGAGCAATAGCCCCGTAGTATTTTCCGGTCGTGGCCGCGATACCCATGCCATTGGCGTCGGGCATGATCGGGTCGCCGTACGAAACCGTTCCGCCCAGTTCCAGCAGAACCGTGCGGTCAGTATCAACACCAGTGCCGTCGTTTACCTGGCAATGATCGCCGCTTTCGGCGTGGTTTGCATTATTTACGTCGTTCCTAGCGTCCTTCGCGGCCTGGCCCGAAACACCCAACGGCTGCGAATTCAGATCCGCCTGAATTACCTGGCCGTCAGTCGAGTCAGCTTTAACGAACCGAGCCGGCAGAATTGCGCCACCTGCAATAGTCATGTTTTCAATCCTTCAAATCGTTCTGAGAATGGTCGAATGTCGCCGTGCAGCCGTTGTGCGTTATGCCTCTACGGTCGGCCGCTGGTACTGTTCGCGAGCCGTGGAGTAGTCGAGATCGTTTTCCATCGCGTACTTCGCGACAGCTTCTGCCGTGTCTTCGTCCAGATCGCCGGCGCTGTCCTGCGCGGCTGCCTGGCCATCCGGCCGGTGAGTGTTGAAGTCGCCGATACCCGTGAGGTTTCGGCTGTAGTTGTCCTTGATCCGCGTCAGCTGTGAGTCAGCGTCAGCCACGGACATGGCGCAAAGCCCATCCAGCTCGCTGTCACGATTGAATACGTGCGTCTGCGAAAGAACATCCAGCTCGCGCGAATACCGTTCGCGACGGCCGGAGCCTTCGAGTTCAGCAATTCGCTCGTGCAGATTCTGGTTCTGCGCTTCGAGGAATTCGATACGTTCGTGCGGCTTGGCATATTGTTCGGTTGGCATCGAGTACATTCCCTGTTCGGGGCGTTGTTGAGAGGGATCCTGATCGTCAGGACCGCCCGGAAAAGATGGAGCTTGTTCAGCAGCTGGCGGCATTCCGTCAGCCGGAGGTGGCCCCCCGGCATCTGGTGGCATAGCTTCGCCGCCCGGTGGAGGTGGTGCCCCCATCTCTGGCGGTCCCGGTTGTGCAGCTTGTCCTGGCAGTTGAGCCACTGGGTCAACCGGCTGCTGGACGGCCGGCGAGGCCATACCGCTGTCGCCTGATTGGGCCATTTGCTGCATTACCCACTGCATGGGCTGCGTCTGCATGATTCCGTCTACGACGTTCTGCAGGAACTGTTCTTGCGAGCCGGCTTCGGACATATCCGGCATTCCGCTCGGATCGCTGCCGTATTGGTCGCTGCCGCCAAACTGGCCGCCACCGCCACCAAATTGAGGGGCGAAGCTGTTGGCCCCGCCCATCGCGCTCATATAGCAGTCGATTTCAATCTCATCAAAAGATGTGTCATCCAGCGACCGGCTGTAGCGATCAATCGGCGTTTCATGGCCATCGGCGTCAATCGCTGAGTATTTGGCCGGCGGAAGGTCCAGCCGTGGCGTTGTGGTCCCCAGAGCGGCAACCGGAGCAAAAAACCGATCCGCCATGTTTGGATACTTCCAGACCTCCGGCGACCTGCCCGGCAGGCCCTTGAAGTCTTCGAGGCGGTCAGCTCGGCGATATTCGTCAGTCAGAACCGCGAATTTGGGATTCTCGCGGCCGATCATTCCGAGCCGCATGGCCCCGCTGAAACCAAGCAAATCGGGCTCTGCGGCCCCTTTTTGCGTGTGCCCTTTGCTGATCGGGCTGAATTGTGCCGTATCGCGAATCCGGCCGTTCATGTTCTCGCACATGGCCGCCAGCGAATAACTGTCGTACGTCCCGGAGATGGTCGAACCATCAGCAGACAGCGAATCCGGAACGCTGTGCTCGCAGAAGACAACGACGTCTCGGGCTTCGCTGTACTTATCTGGATCGAAGTGATCGCGGGCCTGATCCCGTTCGATCATTTCGCCATTGCCGGCCTGCCACGCCTCATCGCACGCCTCATTGCGGGCATACGGATCCGGTATCTCACCCAGCATCGCGCCGTGAAAGCGAATGGCAAACTGTGGCTGAGTTTCGTTTTCTTCTGGCAACATGCTGGAACGTGTTCCGTAAAAACGAAAAAAGCCCGGTCAGCGGCTGAGGCTGATCGGGCTTTTGATAAAGTACCGAAAGTTGTGTTTTTGCTAACCGTTCCCAGTTAACACTGAAAAGTCTGTGTTATCCCCTTTCGCGTGTCAACAACGATCCCCTGGAATATTTCGATTTCCACTTCGATCCGACCAAAGAACCCGGAATCTAATGCCACCGCCTGCTTATACACCTTCTGCAGCATGGCGGCTGGACTCGCGTGTTCGATTTCCTCGCGCCGGAGCACCCGCGTCTCTGCGAACCGCTTGTCGCACTTCCGTGGCTTGCCGGCCTGCAATTCACACCCGCAGGTGAAGACACCCGTCTGTTTGGTCGCTCGCAGATGCACGAGCCGCGCCGACACCGAATTGAGGTAGTTGGCGAACGTAATCCGTGATTTTGGCTGCATCCTTGCCCTTCAGTTGAAATCGTTGTCCTGGCGGTTGTCCAGCTTCTCGCGAACGATATCAGCCACCTTGTCCTCAAGCCAGCCGTTCAGGACCGACACCAGCGAGGCCCATGTATCTTCCTGGCGGGCCTGCACGAGCACCATCAACCGAACGTGCTTCGGGATTTCCTTCCAGCAGCTGGGGCAGCACGGCACGAATGTGCGGTTATCGGGCATGTGCGGCGAATGCTTTACGCTGCAGACGCCGCAGAGTTCATCCTTGAGGCTGCCGAGATATTTGGCCATGCCGGCCATTGTCGGCGTATCACATCCACGACGCAAGCCTCAAAAGAGTTCCCCCTGCGCTGCAGCAACTGCCCTATCTGCCCGTCACGGGTCACGTAGTATTCACCGACCCTGAACTGCATGGTATAATCTCCGAGGTTAATTTACTGTCCTAAACCATTGTAGCAGATCCGTACACATGGCAAGCATTACCCCCAACAGTGATAAACGCCGCCGCGAAGAGAAACGCAACGCCGGCAGGCTCGCCCGCAGTGTCGGAAACTCGGCCACCGCCCGCAGCCCGCAGATCCAGCGAATGCGCCACGACCTGCAGGATCTCATCCGCATAGCCCAGCGAACCGGCAACAAACGGCAGGTGACGCAGCTCCGGGGAATCCTGCAGCGGATCCTGGGGAACGTCACGGCCAAGGTGGCCCACCAGGCTATGTCGCAGGCGCTCGCCAAGAGCGGCCGACTGAAACGGGTCACTCGGCGCCATGGATCCGGCCGCGACTACGCGAAGGCGATCAAACAGGACATGACCGCCGCCCAGCAGCTGATTCAGTCGCTGCAGGCCCCCGACGCACCGCCACCAGTCGAACGGAAGACCCGGCCGCAACAGCAGACGGTCCAGCGGCGATCCGGTGCCCCGATGCCGTCAAACACCGAACTGCTGCCAAGTGGCGAGATTCGGGTGAAAACCGGGTCATTTCAGCGAGACTACAAGCTGTCCGATCCGGTCATCACCGGGAAGTGGATCGGCGTGCAGTCGAGCAACGTCCGCAGTATTTCGTTCAATTTCAACTTTAAGCAGCCGCACAAGTCGATTTTGTACGTCCAGTTTCTGGGGACCGACGCCAACGGGAAACGGGCCGGCCACGGGCCGCTCTACGAGTATTACGACATTCACCCGGACAAATTCAAAGCATTCGCGAAGGCCAGCTCTAAAGGCGGCTGGATATGGGACGAGCTTCGCGTCAGGGGCTCAGCGGTTCAGCATAAGGTGAAATACGGCCTCAAAGGCATCGTCGAGGGCTATGTGCCACGGCGGGCCACCATCAGGAACGGCCGCGAGATGTTCGTGCGTCGGACCATTACGCCGCGATCTGGCCTGAACGAGCCACGGCAGAAGCCTATCACCAGCCCGCTGCCGGATCAGGATCTCGGCCCAGCCAGAGGCAGGCCACGGCGGGGACGCCCGAACCGGGGACGCGGGCCCCGGTTGTTCTGACCGGGACAGCTGCGGAACAGCTGCGGAGGTTAGGCTACCGTTTTTCTCTGACGAAACCGCTCAAACGCGATTAGCTGTTTTTTGCTGTTTTCTTCAGGCCAGCGACTGACGGCGGCCTCCGGGACAGCACCGGGACAAATTGTGTCCCGTTGCCGGCAACTGGAACGCCCAACAGTCGCTGCGCTTGAAGCGCAGCGGCAATCCTGCGCTTGAGCGCAGAAACCAGAGGCCCGGCAATCCTGCGCTTGAAGCGCAGACTATTCCTGCGCTTGAGCGCGAGACAGACAATTCTTTATTGACACCCGATATCCGGCCGTTAATATCTGGGGCTCAAGGCGTGGAAGGCCATAGAATATATTTCGGGGCACGACCCCGAACTTACGAACCCTGCCCCGGAGTGCTCCACCACTCTGGGGCGGGGTTTTGTCGTTTACGGCCGTCTCAGTAGGTTTACGCTGTGGGCTCATAATCCACGGCCCCGGTTCAATTCTGGGGGAGGCGGCTATCTTCACCGTGTACGCCAAGAGAGCGGCCAGTGTCAGGGCTGGTGGAAAAGCCGGATGTTTCGGTGACATGGCGGTGCGAATCCGTCGGCGGTGACTTCTTCAAACCCGAAAGGATGCCATGAACAGCTGGATGCAGAACCCGAAGACCCGCCCATTCCAACGCCGCGTCAGGTCCGTGATGCCGTTGTCACCGAAATACCTAAAACAACTTCGGGCCCGCCTGCGACGTATGGGAGCGAGCCGGCTGGCTCGAAACGAAAACATGGAGTACCATCTCGATCGATCGTGAGTTTTAGCCGCTGTAGCTCAACAGGGCCGGCGGCTTTTCCAATTTGAACCGAGCAGCAGGTAGAAGGCCGCTAACACCGGCCAGCTGCAGCCAGACGCCCCGCCTGGATTAACTCGTTCGGGGGCAATATCTGCCACGGCTGTAATCTTACCGATTCCGTTATAGCCACGAGCAGACGCGCGAGGAATAGCCAGCGGCTAACGGTCGAACGTCGGCCAAGCGCGAGAATATGTCGCGAGCAGGTATAAGTCTCCCATACTCGGTGCCTTGCACTTGTCGGTTCCCCTTCACTGGGGAATCGGTACGCGCAACCACAGCCTGGCGTTTGCACGAAAAGGAAGCAGTACGATGGCCCAGATAAAGCCGAAGCTACCCGGAGAGTCGAACAACCAGTACGAAGCTCGCAGGCGCAAGGAGCGGCTGCACTATCTGGAGTCGCCACTACCGCCACCGTTCGAGCACCGCACCGGCCAGTGGTGGTCTGATGTGATCGACGTTGTGATCGGCCGCACGAAAGGAATGAAATGACCACGACCATTCACGACTTGCGATTCGCGGCGAAGATAGCAGCGGCCAATGGGGCCGATCGGCGACCACGCGAGCCGAAGCCCGTGCACAGCTGCAACACGCACTAAACACGCAAAGGCCCGCAACATGCCGCACCCTATCACCGCCAGCCTACTGACCGCCCGCGACCACATGCGGACACTGTACAAGGCGCACGATGCCGAACCGATAATCCGTCGCGGCCAACACGACGTCTGGCTGCAGCTGGCCGGTGGCACCAACCATGCGGTTATCATCAAGACGGCCGCCCAGCTACTGGCCGAAGCACTAGAGTGGTTGGAGCAGCACGGCACGGACCACGAGCCGCCGGACATGCTGGAGCTGGTACTCGAAGCCACATGGGACATAACCGTCCTAAGATTGTCCGACGAGGAGTTTGAGGCTTTCATCGAGAGCGATGACGTTGACAGCGAAGCATGAAAACATGCTTGACGCCTGTCTAACATCCGCTACACTCCAACGGTTACGCTTTGTTTAACCGCGAGGCTTGCAATGCAACGCCAACGAACCCTGGAGTACGACATGCCTGACGAAACGCCAGACCGTAAACCCATGAAGAACCGAGCCGACGCGCACACCGTTAGCGTTTGGATCCGGCAGCAGGCGAAGAACCTGGCGGGCCTCACGCGGCAGGAGGTCTGCGACCGGCTGCAGGGCGCAACCGGGTGGGTGGCCACGCCGCAGCAGCTGGCGTTGCTCATTCGTGACTTCGATATCAAATTGAAGTTTGCACGCGGCGGCAGCTCCCCGAAGCGGATGGCCCGCGTGCATGACGAACTTGCCAAGCAGGACAAAGAACTCGCGGGCATGACGAAGCGGCTGGACGCAGCGGCAAAGCTGGCAGCGAAGCAGACCAAAGCGATCGCCGAAATGCAGGCGCTGGTGAAAGAGGTTAGCCTGGAGACTATTCATGCCAACGAGCGATGTGATGTGCTTGTGTTTCTCCTGTCTTGCACTGCGAAGGTGGTACTCAATGGTTCGGGTAGCGTAAAACCCAGTGTGGCATCTGAGGTACGAGACTTAGCGGCAAGGCATTATGAGTAGCGCATAGGCGGCAGGTTACTTTTCACCACAACCACGACGGAGCAGAGATATGGGATGGGGAAGCGGAAGCAGTCTAATGACGGATATCATCCAGGGGATGCGGCAGGCCAACGTGCCGTATCCGCAGCGGCGGGAAATGTACCGGATCCTAATACCGGCGATGCAGGATTGTGACTGGGACACCGAGATGGATAATCTCGACGACGACCCGGCCTTTGATGCAGAACTTGAATCGCTGCACCCGGACTGGTTCCCAGACGAAGGTTCACGCGGCCCGGTCACTCACGACCTGCGAGTCTGGCCGGCATATTTCCAGCCAGTCTTTGACGACCTCAAACGCTTCGAGGGCCGGCGGGACGATCGCGAGTTTCAAGTCGGAGACGTCTTGCAGCTGCGCGAATGGCGGGAAGACAAACACGAGTACACCGGCCGCGAATGCTTTCGCGTCATCACGTTCAAGCTGGCCGGCGGTGACTTCGGTATCGCTGACGATTGGTGCGTCCTGTCGATCAAACCTACGGAGCAGCCCAGTGGCTAAGAAAAACCCCCACCTATGCAGCAAGTGCCAACTGGGCGGCATAGGCTACAAGGTCCGGCCCGACGGGCGGCCGCTAAAGCATGGAATCTGTCGCGACTGCTACGAACGAGACGCCGGCAGCGGTCACACCGCTCACGGTGCAGGTCCGAGGTATCGCAGCCCAGAGATGATGGAAGACACCCATGAAACCACCTACGGCCCGCGCGACTGAACAACGCACATGAACGACGAAGTAATACTATCAGGACATGAGTGCAGCCTAGCGGCCGTCCAGCTGCGTGGTTTATACCGGCTGCACGGTTGCACACACTAAACAGGAAGACGCGGTGATGACGAAAACGACAGACACGACAACTACCTTCGACCTCGTACTGCTACAGCTGGGAGGCGGCGAACCCGCAGCCGGCGAATGGGACGAAGACGAGGACGAGTATCTGCTAGCGAAGCCGATACGGATCAAACTCACCAAGTGTAAGAACGCTACGCAGCTCGGGCTACGCTACGACGTCCGCAAGCTGACGCGCACAAAGATGTTCGGCCGAGCCGTGAAGTTTCGGCACCTGTACGAGATCCTGCTGTCCGGAACAGAATTCGAGGTCGTGACATGAGCAGCGACCCGCTCGCCAGAGCCATACAGACACTGGCCCAGCACGCCGTTGACGCCCTGCAGGAAGCAAACCTGCAGCCCATTATCAACAACGCATACGCCGGCTACATGAACGGCAGAGCCGCCGAGCAGCTGGCCAAGCAGGAGAAGAAGCACGAAGGTGATCTGCACTTTCAGCAGGCCCTGCAGGCGTCACTCTTGCAGAGGTGGAAAGAACAGGTGGCCGAGGTTGAAGCAGACAGAGACGCCTACCGAACGGAACGGGACGAGCTTCAGCAGCGCGTAGCATTCATGGAAAACCATATCCGTAAGATGGCCCGGCCGTCGCTCTGGTCTCGGTTCAACCATTGGAGGCGCACGCGATGAAACGCCTCAACATGTGGTGGTTTACCGGGATTCTGTTTTTCACCTTGACGATAGTGGTGATCGGCGATCTGATCTTTTTTGCGTTCGACCCGGAACTCACCATCAGCCACCGGATTCAGGCGTACTGCGGCGGATCCACCGAGACGCTACGCACCGCCGTCGTGTCCTTCCTGGCCGGCGTCCTGCTGGCACACCTCACCGGCTTCGGCCCTAGACCACCGAGAGCAAACGCATGACCTGTCGGACGCCCTCACCTGCGGCCGAGCGTCTTACGCCACCCAGCCCGAGACGCCCGCCGCACCAGCTCCTGAGCTTCCCCGTGATTAGATGCCACCTCGATCGTCTCGCCGAGGCTCCGGTCGTTGCTGATCGTCATGTAACGCAGCGCGTCGCAGGCGTGGTCGTCCTTCTTCAATGGCTCCGGCCGAGCGTCCTGCGGATTGACGCCGGCCCCGCTGGATTTTTTCCACCGATACGAACGCAGCTCGCGGCAGAGATTCGGACAGTTGGCCTCGTGGATGTAAAGACGTGGCACCTTGATGCGGTCGCCCTCCGGCCCGTCAATCAGCAGCGCCTGCTTCAGTAAAAACTTGACGTGTTCAATACCTTCGAGGACGCGATTGTACGCACCGCTGAGAACGATCGGCTCTACCTTATCCTCTTCATTTGTGTACTGCCGCAGCTTGCTGGCGATACGGAAGCCGTCAGGGTTTGCGGGATCCGCGAATGATCGTCCGTGCCAAATGTCATCCCGCCACGGATGCCGGCGGTACACTTCCACCAGATGCTCGATTGTCGTCCGTCCCTGGTCGTTGCTGTAGTATTCGTCGTAGATGTACCAGCGGCCGTCGCGGCCCCGCAGGCCCCACAGACAGACGAAAAAGTTATCCTGGCCACTGCCCCAGTCGATGGCCCGCATATGCACGGCATCGTCCGGGATCTGCGCCCACACCTCATCGCCGACGTAGTGCAGAGCCGGATTCAATTCCTTGTAGATCAGGCCCTCATAGCTGGCGAACATGCCACGGATACGGACGTCCTGCATATCCTCCGGGACCATCGCCAAGAACTCGGCGAACCATTCAGGATCGACGTGACCCAGCTCGGCCGCAACCGCCGTGTTGCAATAGTGAACCGCCCAGTTGTTCGGCAGGTACGTCGCGCCACGGATCCGCATCGCCTTATCAGATGGAGCTTTGCCGAAGCGAATCATTTCCTCAAGGTTGGCCGACATGGCAGGATCAATCGGCGTAAACTCAGCCAGCTTATTGCCCCGGTAGTGGAGCATATTGGATTCACGGCAGCCGCGCGTCACCTCCGTCAGCAGCTCCCAGGGAAATTGCTCAATGAACGCGAAGCCGCCCACCGATCGGGCCTGCATCTGCCGCCGGCCCTGTTCGTAGCTCTTGAACTCAAGCACCCAATTGTTGCCGTTTTTGTCCGGCTTCAACGGCACCCGGTACGGCCAATTCGCGTTGCTGTTGTACCACTTGATTTTATCGGCCTGGACGACGTACGCGGGAAGATGGCCCTTCTGATCCAGCTTCTCATCGTACAGGCTCATCGTCTGTTCATAGCTGCCGGCGATGATCCAGAACGGGCAATTCTTTCTGACCGGCGGATTTTCCAGCATGAACCGCACGGCCTTCGCCAAGACGCACGTCGTTGTGCCGGATCCGTTCCCACCCAAACAGAAGACGACGCCGTTCGTGTCTTCGACGGCAAAGCCGGTCTGCTGGTCGAACGCCTCCGGCTGATCGTCGCGAGGCATGTAAGAAAAGTACGCCGGCAGGCCCTCTACATCCCAGCCGGGAACACCGCCGCCGATGGCCTTCGCGCGGTCCACCTCCGGCGTCACATCATCGGGGCACATCTCGGCCAACTTGCGGACGCAGGCGACCACCGCCGGCAGCCACCGCATATGCTGGGGATCCGTGGAGCCGTACAGGTTATTCGCCAGCTCGGCGCAGGCGTGCAGCCGTGGGCGATTCTGGAGAGCCGGCCATATCGACTCAGCGGCCACCTGCTGTGCTGCTCGTGACTCTGCTCGTTTCTGCAGCCGCTTCTTGATCTCGCCCGTGAGTTTAAGAGGCATCGTCATCCAGCTCCGCGAGACTGTCAGCGATGCCGAGACTGATGCCATCGCAGGCAATCTGATCCATAGCCTTTAGTGCGTTGATTCGCACCGCGTCATCGTCGGTTGTCTGGGCAACCTTCTTGTACTGTTCGTAGATCCAATACCGATCGGCAGCAGCTTTTCGCGCCGGCCCCTCGAATCTAGCCCGCGTCCGACGCCGCACTTCTTCCCGGAACTTGGCCTGCTTCATCCGTCGCCGCACAGTCGAGTAGCTGACCCCCCCCGCGTCTGCTGCCACTTGCATGGATGCACCATCGGCCAATGATTCAATTAGCCGTTCATCGTGGGGGCTATAGTCCTCCCCGGCGGCAATGTGTTCATTTGCGACCATAACCAGAATCATATCCTACCGCCGCCCAAAAACGCAACACGTTGCCGTTTCAGCACTTGCGCCGATCTGATTTATTTTGCGGATAATGTATTGATATCACTACACCCGAGTGCCGATATCGTTATAATGGGGAGCAGAGACGAGAGACCTAAACCGGCCAGTGAGACGGCCACAATTTGGAGTAAACCATGAAACACAAACCCCAGGTAATCAGCGGC